GAGGTAGATGATATTGTTTTCAGACACGATATTCCAGATTACAATAGATGTAAAGAGGCCTTTGCTACTAAAGAAACAGAAGACACAATTTTGCGTATTCTTGGGCACATGGATGAGATGACAGTTACTTGTCAATTCATGAAAGATTATTATATTGAGAAGACCGGACTTAAAAATATTACAGTCATACCCAACTATGCTCCAAAATCTTGGCTAGGTAGATTTTATAATCCAGAAAGAATTGCCAGATTGTATGATCAACATAAAAAGAGACCAAGAGTTTTGTATTCTGGGTCTGGAACTCATGTTGATATGATCAATAAAACCAATTTCAAGGATGATTTTGAACATGTTGTTCAAGAAATTATTAAAGCTCGTAAGAAATTTAAATTTGTGTGGAAAGGTACCTATCCATTAGCAGTTAAGCCATTTATTGATAATGGTGAAATGGAATTTTTGGGATGGACACCTTTGTTTGAATTGCCACAAGCTCAATATGATGCTGGTTGTAATGTAACCTTTGCTTCACTTCAAGATAATATCTTCAACAAATCAAAGAGTAATATTAAAATGATTGAATCTGGTGCTCTTGGTATGCCAGGGGTCTTCCAAGACCTGTGTACCTACGGGGATGCAGAGGTAAAATTCAAATCTGGCACAGATCTTATCAATCAATTAGAATATATTACGTCAGATTTTGATAGATATATGAAATTGTCTTCTAATCTTTATCAGTTTACAGATAAATTATGGCTAGAAGATCATTTAGACTGCTATGAAGCTATATATTTTACACCTTGGGGCAGCAAAGAGCGCCAACTCAAGTCTCCAGAGCTCATTAGATTGAATCCAGATCAAAAATTGTAGAAATTAACTTGATTTCCTCACTAAAAACTGAGAAAATATAAGCATGTATCGAAATGTCTTTTATGATTCTGCTAGACAAGCTGTCCATTTATGGACTTGGGATGAAAATGGTAAGAGAATTAAGATAGAATCTAGCTATGAACCATATCTTTATGTAGAATCCACGTCAGGAGTAGACGCTATTTCTATTTTTAATACACCTTTAAAGAAAATTAAGTTCAAAAATCAGTTTGATCGCAACCGTTTCGTTAATGAAACACCAATTAAGCGCCTATTTCATAACCTAAGTTGTGAACAAGACTTTCTTTTAACCACATTTAAGGATGAATTACACAAACCAGAGGCATTACATCGCTCTCTGAAGGTCTTTTGGCTGGATATTGAGACGTATAGTCCAGATAGAATGCCGGATCCACACAATCCAGAGGACCCAATCAATCTAATCACCCTATGTGATTCACTTTCCAACCATTATTACTCGTGGGGCACAGGTCCTTACAAACCAAAAGACAGCAATGTTACCTATGTTCAGTGTAAAAGTGAGCGGGATCTATTACAAAAGTTCCTAAATTTTTGGTCATCAGACCATCCAGATGTGTTAGCTACCTGGAATGGAGAGGGATTTGATGTTCCTTACATCATGAATCGACTAGGGAATCTCTTAGGTGAAGAGGAAACAAGCAGAATGTCACCAGTCAATTCTATCTACTATAGGGAAAACGTAGCGATGAATAAGTTCGGGAAGATGATTAATAGATGGTACATCCGAGGCGTTAGTAACATTGATTATATGGAAGTGTATAAGACATTTTCCCGTGGAGATAGAGAATCCTATTCATTAAATTACATCGGGGAATATGAATTAGGAGAAGGGAAAACAGATGTGGGTGGTCAAAACCTAGCAAGTCTATCAGAAGAAAATTGGGAATTGTTTGTAGATTACAATATTCAAGACGTTAAATTGCTGGTTAAATTGGATGAAAAGCTTAAATTTATTAAATTGATTAGAGCCCTTTCCTATAAAGGATTCATCCCATTTGAACAATCATTGGGTAAGGTGTCTATGATCACAGGAGCAGTGGCTCATCAAGCAGTAATACAGGGTTATAGAATTCCTACCTTCAAGAATGATGGCTTGAGAGATGAATATGTAGGTGGATATGTACACGAACCAGAAAGAGGTTTAAGTAATGCCGTAGTCAGTTATGATGCAAACAGTTTGTATCCAAATACAATCATCACTCTTAACATTTCACCAGAAACTAAAATAGGTCGCATTATTGAAGTGGTTGGTGGAGAGTATACTATTCGCCTAGCAAACGAAAAAACCATAACCATAGACAAAGAAAAGTTTGATAAGCTTGTCCAAAAAGAACAATTAGCCATATCAAAGTATAATGTCCTCTATACTCAAAAGTTTAAAGGTGTTGTACCTAATTTAATTAACAGAGTTTACGGAGAACGTGTTTCTATTAGAGCAATGGTATCTAAATTAATGGATCAAGTAAATGAAACATCGGATCCAAATTCTAAAATAGAACTAGAAGCAGAGATCTTAAACCTAGACACTATTCAAAATGTGTTAAAGTTAATCTTAAACTCTATCTATGGAGTCTTCGCTCAGAAATATTCTCCTTTATTTGACATAGATCACTCGGCCAGCATCACATTGACAGGCCAAGCAGTAGCAAAACAAGCATCAGAGATCGCATATCAATTTGCAAAAGACAAAGGAGTTACAGAAGATAAGAAAAAAATATACATTTATGGGGACACGGATAGCTGTTACTTTAGTATTGCTCCAATTTTGTCCAAATTAAATGCTAAACTTTTAGAAAACAATAAGCTTACACCTAAAGCTCGAGAGGTTTTGGCGGAGATTGATGTATATCTCAATGCTAGAATTATTGAATGGGCAGCAGCAGAACTCAAATCTACAGATCCACGCTTTGTATTCAAGCAAGAAGCTGTATGTGATGTAGCATTCTTTCAAGAAAAAAAGAGATATATCCTACATGTTATAGAACAAGAGGGCAAGATTCCTAAGAAACCTTTCAAGTATGTAGGAGTAGAGGTGGCCCGCTCCACTATTTCTCGACCAGTTAAGAATTTAATCATGCGAGTGATTGAAAATGCGATGTTGGCTCAGGATAAAAAGAAAGCAGATGAAATTTTTCGCAAAGCTTATGATGAATTTTGTACTTTTAAAATAGAAGACGCTTCGATTCGTAGTAAAATTTCAGATTATGAAAAGTATGAGGCTCGGATAGGAGAGATGGGACAGACTGGTAAAGGTACACCTATTGGACCTAAAGCTGGTATTAGTTATAACAATCTTCTTAAGAAATTAAAATTGGAACACAAGTATGAACCAATTGGTAGTGGAAGAAAGATCAAATACTTTTATACTTCACGTAACAATTACAATTATAAAGTGATGGGATTTAATGAAAGTTATCCTCCAGAACTGAAAGAAGTAGTTGGATTGAATTACCAATTTATGTTTGAAAAAATACTTGCACCACCTATTCAACGGTTCTATGATGGAGTAGGTTGGATTCTACCAACACCAGGCAGAGAAGTTCAAACAGATTTATTTGATCTTTTCCAATAATATTTTTATGAAAAAACCATTAATTGCTCACGAAGCTCCTTATATGATTATGAGAGAGGTACAGCAAATGACAGACTATGATTACTGTCTCGTACATCTCTTGGAAGAAGATCCCAAATACCTAGAATACTTTAGAGAAGCTAAAGAAAAGGGACGATACATCATTATGGATTGTAGCTTGTTTGAACTTGGACATGCGTTTAATCCAGAATTGTATTACAATTGGATTAAAGAAATTCAGCCAGATGAATACATTGTTCCTGATGTATGGCAAGATTATGAAGACAATCTAAGATCGTTCAAAGCATTTTCAGAATTATTTGACCTTACCAAATTAAAAGGCAAACGCATAGGTGTATTACAAGGAAGAACCTATAGAGAATTTATAAACGCATATCAATTTATGGAAAAAGAATGTGATAAAATTGCTGTAAGTTTTGGATATGATTATTTTTGGGATAACCATTCAGAAGATTGGAAAGATAATCCTTATTGGAAAAACACAGAATATACACTAGAGTTTGAAAAAACAGTAGCCAAACCAACCTCATATGCTAGTGGAAGAAATCATTTGATAAAAAGTTTAATCTCCAGTGGAGTGTGGAATAAAAACAAACCACATCATTTATTAGGTTGTGGTATTCCTACAGAATTTGAAACACATTTTGAAGGAGTGGAAAGCATTGATACATCTCATCCAGTTATGACCGGATTTTTTGGTAAATCTTATAAAAATATAGAATCAACTTACAGCAAAATTCATAACAAGATGGTAGATGTATATGATGCAGAAGTTGACCTTGTTCAAAGAATATTAATTAAAGAAAATATAGAACTTTTTTCCACACTACTATGAAAGTAACCTTACAAGCAATAACCCAGCCATTAGTTCGCACCGAAGATAATCTGAGATTTTTAACCGCAGAAGAATTTATTGTTTATTGTGCTCGAGTATCCAATCCCAATAATCAATTAAATTTGGATACAGCTCCAAAGTTGTTAAAATATTGCATTGATCATGAACACTGGTCTATCTTTGAACAATGTTCTGTAACATTTGAAATTCAAACTAGCAGAGATATTTCTGCTCAAATTATTAGACACAAAAGTTTTGCCTTTCAAGAATTTAGTCAAAGATATAGCCCTGCGTTCGGATTAGAATCATTTGATGTTCGCAAACAAGCTGATAAAAATAGACAATCTAGTACAGAAATTTTAGACTTGGAGCCACAAGAAAATGAAAGAATACGTAAACATTTGTTAGATAGTGTAGAATTATATACCTGGATGTTGGAAAAGGGTGCAGCTAGAGAAAGTGCTCGAAAGGTACTTCCTTTGTGTACTCAGACAGTCTTGTATATGACTGGTTCTGTGAGGTCTTGGATTCATTATATCTTGTTGAGAACTAAATCAGATACTCAACAAGAACATCGAGAAATTGCAGAAAAAATTAAAGAAATTTTCTTTGATATGTTTCCATTTATTGCTGCTGCATTAACTCCAGTAGATGTAGAGGCAATAGAAAATA